CCATTTCCTAATGAACTATGATATACATACCAATCATCATATCCAGCATTAGCATCACGACCTTTTAATATAATCATTTCAGGTGCAGAACCTAGTCCATGACCTATTGTTCCAGCAGTTCCAGTACCAGTATAAGTTACAACACTAAAACCAGATGTTGTATTGGCAGATACAGTAGATGTTATAGAACCATCCGTGTTAGTTACAGGAGATGAGTCTGATGCTCTCCAAATCCAACCTACAAAAGTTCTTCCAGAATAATTAACTGTACTGTTAGTGTCTACACCTAAATCAAAACCTACACCAGAAGTATTAAATGAAGTAACTTGGTCAGTCCATGTGCCTTCTGCAAGTGTGTCATTAGAATATAAATATTTAGTAGCACCTCTTACAGAATCAGTTATCATGTGATAAGTAGCATTACTTCTACCTTTTACCCAAACTAAATCTGGACTAAATAAAATTGCTTTACCTGTTTCTACACCACTCGCATCAGTAATTGTGTTATCAATAGTTCTAGCAGTACCATTTCCATTCCATATAGCAGTATCAAAATATTCACGACCATCTTTAATAGAACTATCAGGTAAGTTATATGTATTTAGTTTTTTAAATCCTGTAGGTGGTGTGTAGGCAAATGGGCGTTGACCGAAGTTAATAGAATGATTGCCTGAAGAACTATTAGAACCTATAGCAAATTTCATCACTCCTGTTAAACCTGTATGAGCAGGATTAGTTCCAGTAACTGGATTTCCACTATCAAACCATGTTCCATTTTTACCACAATACCATTTTCCAGTATCCATATCTAAAGCAATCATACCAACATCACCATTAGAAAAAGAACTACCATACGCAGATTGACTACCATTATGTATTCTATTTCCATTAAAAGTAATACAACCCCATGATGTTGCATATTGACCAAGATAGGCAGAAACATACCCATTTGTTATATTTGTAACTCCTAATTGAGTATCAGTTCCTACAGTACTTAATGTAACTTCACAATACCATTTACCAGATGATACTCCTATAGTTGAATCTATACCCCCAACAGAAGTTATTGCCGTAGTTAAATTACCATTAGATAATGTATGAGATGAAGGTTTATTTATAGCATTAAATGTAGCAAAGTTACCAGTATCCTCATCTGTTAATGTAGGTACATCTGTCATCTTATCGTATGTAGTAGCTGTAGATGTAGTCAGGTTCATGTTAGTCGCAGTCCAGTCATTACCATTACCTGACTGGTCAGTTACAGTTGAACCACTTGTTGACATATCTAAATAGAAACCATTAGTACCATAAGTACCTGTGTATCGTTTAGGTTTCCATACACCTGTATCGTCATCATATTCACCGAAGTCTGATGGGGTTAATGCTTGTCCGTCTACTACATTAAATTCTGTCATGTAACCATCAAAGTGTCTGGCTACTGTTGTATGTCTACCTATATTAATAAGTTGTGATGCTTGTAAGATTGCCCATTCATTATTTAATGAAATAGTTGTAGTGCTAGAATATAATGTATTATTTACATAAAGTTTAAATCTATTAGCAGCAGTTCCTTGTGTTGAATCGTAAGCAATAAAAATATGATACCAAGCAGATGGGTCACGAAAGTAAACAGAAGTATTGGTAAATGGTGTTTGACTATACTGACCAGCATTTAAATTATTGCTGGTATCAAAAAATAATTGGAAATGAGTGTTATTACTTGTTCCTGTTCCTGTTTCCATTATGTACTGGGAATTACCAGTTGCTAAAGAACCTCTTTTTACCCATACAGACAAAGTTCCTATTTTTGCATTAGTAGGCGAAGAACTATTAGTCCTACTTAAATAAGCAGAAGCAGACTGACGAAATCGTACACTATCGGTAAGGTTGTATGCAGTTACTCCTGTAGAGATAGCATTACTGTTTTGAAGTAGGCTCATGTAGGGCCTTAGCTGTAACTTGCACTAACAGTTACATAAGCATTAGTGCCGTTATCAAAATAAGATACAAGATAAACACCAGCAGTTGATATAGTGGTTAGATCAGTTGCAGTAATCTTAGTAGTTGCTGCTGCAGTAATAGCAACACCAGCACTATTGTCTAGCAAGATGTAACCTGATTGTCCTGATGTGTGATTAGTAAAAGTTAAAGCAGCACCAGATGTAGGTGTGCATGAGAAGTTATTGGTTGCATTCAGATCAAAAGATAAGTCATTATCTGATGTAACTGTACCTCTAAATGGAGCAGTTAATGTATCTGCTATATCTGCTTTAAGTGTATCAGCATCATAACCTTGTACTGTAACACCAATGTCAGCATCAACAACAATCGTTGCATCATATGCTTGGACGCTTGATCCAATATCTGATGATGTAAGTATCGTTGCATCGTATGCTTGTACTGTTGAACCAATATCAGAATCAACCACTACATTAGAACCACCATTTTGAAGTGTGCCAGTAAAGTTAGCAGTCACATCATCATACTTAGCTGTGTCCGCATCATAGGCTTGGACAGTCGAGCCGATGTCACCCGTAGTTAAGAAGCCAGCGCTTGATATAGCTGTGACTTGCCATGTTGATCCGTTATAAATTCTTGTTTCATTAGAGCTAGTATTAAAGTACCAATCACCCGCAGTTACAGGATCACCATTGCCGTCAACTGTTGGATCAGAAGATAAAGCACCTAAGTAGAAAGCATCAATACTTTCAGCAGCCGTTTGTGCAGCTGTCGCACTTGTGGCCGCAGCACTCGCTGATGTTGCAGCATTAGTCGCTGCCGTACTTGCAGTTGATGCAGAACTCGCAGCATTGGTTTCACTTGTCGCAGCATTAGTCGCTGATGTACTTGCATTACTTGCCTGTGTGGTTGCTGTCGTTGCGGCACTAGAAGCAGTTGACGCAGAGCTTGCAGCATTAGTTTCAGATGTAGCTGCATTCGTTGCAGAAGTTGATGCCTCACTTGCTTTCGTTGTTGCTGTACTTGCAGATGTAGATGCACTTGAGGCTGATGTACTAGCAGACGATGCTGAAGTTGCAGCATTGGTTGCAGAGGTCAAAGCTTCTGATGCTTTAGTGGTTGCAGTTGTAGCAGAAGTTGACGCACTAGAAGCAGAGCTTGCAGCAGCTGTAGCTGAAGTAGCAGCAGCACTTGCACTAGATGCAGCCGCAGTTGCAGAGGCAGAAGCACTTGCTGCATCAACAATTAAATCCCATTTAGCTGCATCTGCATTTGTAGAGATTGGCTGTGAACCTGATGAGGTATGTGCTGTATTACATAAATAAATATTGTTATTGCTTGTGTCTTTAACTAAGTCACGTTTGTTATAGGCTGTGGATGCTGCCCAATTACCACGATTGTCACCAATCTGTTCACCAATAACTGGATCACCATTCGCATCAAATGCGAGTGTCTTGTTAGCACGCACAGTATTAATAGGCAATACCATATTAACTGTAGTAGGATCAGTATTAGGTGCACGTAATGATCGATCAGATTGTTCTAGGACTTGTTGAACAAATATGGTTTGACTATCAAACTCATCATTCAATGAGGTAGCAAAGAGTGGGCCACCTGTCGTAAAGTCTGTGGTTCTTTGAATCGTTCTATCACCCACAATGGTAATACGATCAGAAGCTGTAGGTGTGCTAGGAACGCTAGAGCCAGTAACAATAGTGACAGATCCTGTACCATCACCAGAGATTGATACAGTATAGTCTGTAGTAAGTGTCAGCTCAGTCGTATTAAAGTATACGGCAATGTCAGTTTGAGCTAATACCTCGAATGCAAATGCATATGGGCCTACACCAGCAGAACCTGTGTATACTATACGTCTCGTTGTACTTGATATATCAATTGCCATAATAATCCTCTATTTAGTTTTTACCATAGTTTTTTTAATCTAACAATGTTTCTGTGCTAATTTCTGGCAATCTTGTTGGTGTTGTTTCAGCTGGTGTCCACCAAAACTCTTGCCCTGTTTCACGTCTGTATTTCTGCATTTGTCTGTTATATCTTTGTCTTGCTTTAGGATCTGCCCAATCTTCAAACTGTTCTAATATTAATCTTCTAAATGCTAGATTTAAATACCATATAGATTGCCCTGGAGCATAGCGACCAGTAAAGCGTGTGACTTCTTTAATAAAGTTAGTATCTTTATCTTGAGCAAGTTCTACAATATTACCAACAGATAGTTTCATTAAATCATTACCTAAACCAAATACAGGACCAGCTACTGTTTCACCTAATCCGCCACCAAAACGATTCGTTGAGCTAGTAAAGAAATCACCAAAGATACCTAATGCTCCGCCTTGTAAAACAGATGCTGCAAAAAATTCTACATTATCTATTTTTCTCGGATCCCTACCTTTTGACATTTCTTTAAGTTGCATTGCCAACCCACCCATAACAGTTGCGCCAATAAATATATCGGCACATCGTGTAGCAGATTGAAACTTGCTTGGTAACACTAATCCCATTTCAGCTTTAGAATATTCTTTACCACGCCATGCCCTAAGCATATTGTTATTTAATAACGTTACCGCATAGTTTTTATACATAGCAAACGATTTAACAAGTTCACCTACAAAAGTACCAGGTTTAGTACCTCCGCCTAAAAATGCTTTAGCTCTGATGTTGGTAGTAGGTACAGCAAAATCTGTTTCACGATTAATCATTTCTAAATAACGTAATGCTAAGTCTGAGTCTTTAGCCCGCATATCATCTGGTCGTAAGAATGTAGCACCTTCATGATTATAAAGTGTGGTAGATCTCATTTCATCCCATCGAGTATCTAAACCATATCTAGCTAATACTGTTTGTAATGGTCGGTCTAGCTCATCAAATTGTTTACCAACACTGTCAGCAAGATGTCCCATAAATTCCATACCAAATGCAAATCGACCTGCTTGCGTCCATGCTGATAATCCAGATGCACGCATAACAAAGTCAGACACAGAACTCGCAATGCCTGGTGCTGATATTTCACCAAAGTATCGTTGTTGTGTTGCAGCTGTGCTAATCCAGTTATCAGCAATTAAACCTAATCGTAAAGCCAAACGACCACTATCTTCAGCGTTTGCTAAGTTACTTACAATACGTCCAATCACTTTATTTACTGGCAGTCCAGCAGCTTTAGCAGCAATACGTTGTGTATTTAAATCGCCAATAGCAGAAATAGCAGCAGCACCTAATTGAGCAGCCTGTAATAAACTTCGAGTTGCAGCCAAACTTCTTGCAATGGTTCCATTCGCAGGTTGTTGATCTAATCCAGTATAAATATCATACATACTTTTAAACTTATTAATTTGTGAATTAACTTTAGTTTGAGCTTCCTTACCTAACTTAGATGATCTTGCACGTATTTCTTGCTCAATAAAACTTATAGTCGCATTTGGATTAGGCCCTAACATTTCAAGCTGAGCAATATCCTTAGACATGCGATCTAGATGATTCATCATGTTGTTGAATGGATTAGGATCGCCAAACTTTTGTTGATATTCAAACCAATCATCTCCTGATTTAAACACTAAGAAGCGATGATCCATTCTGCGATTAGATAATGCCTTCCCACGTATAGCAGCGCTTGGTTTGATTTGGCTCCATCCATCACTTACAATAGTTTCATAAGTCTCACGTAAAGCATCTTTGATTTCATCATCACCATGTAATCCACGCCCTAGTCGCTCACTGTATATTTTAGAAAAATCTAATCTGTCTTTAATAAATGTATACCAATCTTCAAATCCAGCTCGTTCAATAGCATATGGATTATGTATCTGACTAAGGCCCCAATCTTGATGTTTAGGAATTTGTCCGCCCATTCTATTAAATAATAGTCGTGCTTCTTCAGATGCTTCTTTCCATGCTTTAGCCAAGACTTTAGCTGTCTCATCTGCAACGTCATCAGGGTTAAATATGGCCTTAATCATATCTCTTTGCAATGCTTGATTACCTTGAATGCCTAAACCACGCTTACCTAACTTAATAATAGCTTCTTCCATTTTAGAGATTAAGATGCCATGATAAGCTCTTTGACGATAAGCTAAGCTGTTATATGTAGATACTTCATCTTGCTCAATAAGTGCTTGCATGGCTTTTGCGGGAGATTGACCATCACCATACTCATCCATCATTTTTTTTATATTATCTTGTACTTCTTTTTGGCGAATGATTTTGAATTTAGCATGTACATGTTCATGCTCTAAGTCTGCAATGGTTTGTGTTGTAGCTCGTTCAGCAGCAATATCATTGTCGCCTAAAGTAGCCTTATAATAATTAAAATTTTTCTCATAATAATCCTGTGCTTTTTTAGCATATTTTTCAGGGATATTCTTATTCTTTAATTGTAATGCAATACAATTATCTAGAGGCACGTGAACACTCCTTCAATACAGATAATGATTCAGCATCACTATCAATTTCATCTAATATGTCTTTAGTCTTAACATTAACGCTAATAATATTACCACTCGCATCCACATCATTGATGGCAATATATTCTTCTAATGCTTTTGTATTATTACGTAATTCTTCTTCAGCAATACGATATAGCTCTGCTTGAGCAATAGGATCGTCACTAAACTGATTTAGTCTTTCATCACCTGTTTCAACACCTGTTGATTTGCTCGGCGCAGCTGTCGTATCGATGACGTTACTGCCATCTGGTAACCCAACATAATCTCGCTGTTCAATTCTTCCTCTGATAGAGTCGGCGAGTTCTCTAGCGTAGATGTCGAGGTTTCCTTTTTTACCTGCATATCTTCTTGCAGCGTTGGTGATGACATCTGAGATATTGCCTTTGTTGAAGGCATTTCCGTAGATGATTTGGATAATTTTGCCATAACTTTGCTCCTTAGATAAATGACTGAGATTTAATGCTTGTATTAGTTTTTGCATTGTAAATCTATCATTAGTTAATTTCAATACAGCTTGCTCAGTAATAATAGCTTTTTCTTTATATAAGTCATCTGGCATTACATCTTCACCAAATGTCTTTTTAAAATCCATTGTTTTAACACCTTTGGCTTGTATTTGCCTAATAATAGATTCAGCTTGCGCAATAGTTGTTGGATTTTGTTTTGCTAAAATATTAGCTGCAATTTCTTGTAAGTTTTCATTATTAATTAATCTGCCAATAATAGCAGCATGATCAAAATCAACTTCACCATTAGCAACTTTGAGTTTCATCTTGTCAGACAATAATGTCATGTCAGATACTTTTTTAACAAACTCAGCAGGCTCTCCTTTAATTTTAGACTTAACTCCTACAGTCTTCATATAAAAGTTATCTAAGTCTTCTTTGCTTAAAGTACCTTCAGCTAAGTTTTTACCTGCGCCCCTAGCTTTAGCTTGGTCCACAGTAATGCCATTAACTTCACGTAATACAATCATTGGCATTTTAATATCTTCTTTTGTTTCTTGTGCTACACGTTTTGCTAAATCTAATCTATCATGTCCATCAACAATCACTGTATCACCATTACGATATTGATAAACAATGCCTGTTCCAGCTTGTACTGGGTTCCATTCTTTAGCTTGTATTTTTTTTGGTCTACCACGTTTGACTTGAAATACCTTAGGATCAGTTAATATATTAGATGTACTAAGTAATTTAACATCAGGTGCATTAAGGTCATAATGATAAATGTTGTCATATCTTCTAGGAACAAATGGCATATCAATAGGCATATTACTAAAGTCACCAGTAACAATGGCTGTATAAGCTTTACTTTCTCTAGATAAATGATTGATCTGTCCAGGATCAAAATCCATCGGGGAATTATTTTGAATTTCTGCATGAATATCAAACATGTTAAAAACAACTTCTCGATCACGATCTGGATTATGTGCTGTGCCATTATAAGCTGCTCTTTGTTGATCAAGCTTATCTAATGACTTGCGTAGTCTTTCTGAAATAAATTCAGCACCACCACCAAATACAAAGCCAGCACCACCCGCAAATCCAACACGAGTTAAAAAATCTGCTTGTGTGTATGGAAGGCCAAGTTCTTTATACCAATCTTCAGTAAAACCTTTTTGTATAACGCCTTCGGATGCAGCACTTGCTATAGCTTCCCGCATACCATTACGAAACCATCCGACAGTTGGATTACGTGTTGCCACCATAGCAGCTACGTTAATTGGATCTGTCATTACTGCACCCATAGATCCAACAAAACCACCCACAACACCTGGCCCTGTTGCTCTACGATATACATCTGCTTGTTCTTGCATTTTTTGATGCGTTAATTTAATTGCATCTTGTTTAATTCTGTCTTGGGTAATAGCGCCAACTTGTTTTTTAACTTCTTCATTTTGTTCAACATAGTTTGCAATTTCATCAAATAAATTTTCATAAGCTCTTTCACCTACTTCAAGTCGTTGGAAGCCAACCATGTCTGGCGTAGCATTAGGATTTTCTCTAATAGTACCTAAGCCCATAGCTAATGGATCTTCTGTTAATGGCGTAGATTGCATGCCAGGAATCATTGTTCTATTTTCATAAGACATGCGTGACATAATGTCATTAACAAAATTCTCATGCCCTGGAATAGCTCTAATGTCATTAATGATGTTTTCTGTTGCACGTGTGCGCTGTAACCATTCAGAGTAACTATTTTCTAATGCAACATCTAATTTAAATGATGCGGATAAGTTATCTATAAAACCAGTTTCTTCCCCACCAAAAGTGGTTTCATCAGTAGGTTGTAATTTAGCGCTACGATTTGATGGTGTATATAACATTAGAATTCTTTATCTAATCTAGATTTAAGTTTACGTAGTTCTGGTGCTTGTAAATCTTTTGGTAACTGCTGAATTCTAGCTCTTTCTTGTCTTTCAAACTCAGCACGTTTCATTTGTTTTTCTTGAATAGCAGGATTAAATCCACCAACACCTCTTACAGGTTGAGATCTTCTGTAAATACTTTCAACATTAATCATAATCTTATAGGTTGGATCAAAGTCAGGTACAAAATAAGCACCATCAATATTAATAAACGCATGCTTATCAGAATCCATTTCTAAGTTAGCATCTTTAATTCTATCAATATCAAACTCTCTTTGTGTGATGTCAGCTTGTTTCATTTCTAACAATGGTTTATCTACAACTTGATCAGTGACTCTTTCTCTGCCAGTAGTAGGATCATATGTATTTAGATAGTATTTATTATCAATTTTTGTAAATAAAGGAATATAAGTATTTGCATCAATCTTCATTGACATTGATAAAATAACATCATCTGTTGTAGCTGCTCTCATCTTAGAATCAAACTCATCTCTAGCAATACTTGATGGTAAAGATATTTTTTGTCCATTGTAATCTACAACACCACCATACATTACACCATTAACTTCTTTAGCACCTGATGCGAGTTCTAATGCTTTTTCATACAAACCTTTATCAAACTGTGCTGTTTCCGCAGACTTGTCATATGCAGCTAATGGTTTGCCTTCTTTTTGTAACAAGCCTAGATAGATACGATTAGCAGACTCAATAATGTTTGTCATCATACCTGGATGTCTATCATAAGCTGTACCAAACTCAGCAGCAAATAAATCAGTTGCATTAGGCACGCTAGGTGTAAATTGTTTAGATGCTTCAATACCATTCTCTAACAATGATTTAGTTGTATCATCAATATCTCTTAATGATAATTGACCAAAATGTGCAATGACTGGATTATCTTCTGACAATTGATTAAACACTTGATATGCATTTTCACCTGATGCTTCAGCTACAGCCTGGATAAGCAAAGATCTGTCTTCAGTATTTGCAACTAAAAATGCTTTGTTGTAATTCATAATATCTTGTTTACTTAAAAGCTTAGGCTTACTTAAATTATATAACTTGCCATATTTATTCATGTCTAATGAACGTTGCACCATTTGTGTTTTCAATTTTCTAGGATCACTAAAATCTAATGCTTCATATACTCCAGCTCTAGATAATGTAGTTTGTACTTCGTCACTAGCTAATCCTTTTTGTAATTTATCAATATAGCCAGCTAATACATCTTTAGTATATATATCTTCTAATGATGCTTGATTAGATTGTATTTTGTTATTGATGTTAATTAATTGTTCGTTAAGATCATTAAGTGGTGTAATTTTAAATACCTGTATGTCAGCAGCCACATTTTGTAATATCTTCCATTGATTATATTGCGTTGTATCGGTTTTGATATTATCATTAATTCTTTTGGTAATATCAGCAGGAATACTTAATCCCTCGTTGACATACATCTTAGCTGCCTCAATATCAATAGCAACTTGTTGCGATCTTGCTGAGCTACCAGCATTTTCAATAGTTAAATATGTTTTTAATTTTCCTGTTAATCCAGCCTCATCTGTTTGACTTTTGCCTCTAAAATATTCTGCATTGGCTGTTGGATCTGTTTTAATGGCTTCTAATACATCATTAATCTCTTGCCCAGCATATTTCTTTGCTAACTGTTGTGCAACATAATTATCTTCTTGAAGCATGAGTTTATCTTTTAATTTAGCAACTAATGCTTTTTGTTCTCGACTCATACTTAATGAATTATCAGTAGTCACTGCTGTCACAGCATTGATAAATTCTTGGCGCATAGCTAATGTAGCATCTGGATTAGCTTCTAAATAATCACTGTATTTAACTAACGCATTATCTATACTTTGTAGTGCTTTGATCTTAGCGTCTTGTTCTTTTAAATCTTTAAAGATTGCATCGCCTTGAATGTATTTATTGCGTGCAGTTATTGTTGCATTAGCTGCATAAGTTTGTGCAAGCTCTGGATCAACTTGGCTAAAAAACTCAACTTGACCTTGAATAGGTTTTTTAAGATGACGCAACATGTCATCAGAGTTTGTAATCTCACCTAATCTTACTTTTTCTAATACGTCATTTTGATGTTTCTGTAATTCTAAATCTAATTCACCAGCAATTTGTTGCCCTAATGTTTTTTTAATAGCATCGTTATATACTCGCCCACCTGTTAAATATTCAGTAACAGGATTGCCACCCGTATTACGTGCCTGATCTATTTGTTCTTTAGTAATTGGATTACGAATTGCATAATCAATAGCTTCATCTGTAGCATACTCAATTGCTTCAGTTTGTGCATATTCTTGTGCTTTTGTTAAAAATTGTTGTACACGTTGACTAGATCTAATAGCTTCTTGAAATGGAGCCGTAGTCAATTGTGGCATATCGCCAAATGTTCTGCCTGTTGATTTATACTTAGGTAGTTCAGCCATTATCCAACCCTTGTCTCGTCATATAATTTAAATGCATTTCCTACATATCCTAATGCCTCTACTTTAGATCCATTCATTGCAGTATTGGCAGCTGTTGTTAATAATGCTTGTTGTGCTGTTGCAAAATTATTTGATGTTGTTTTATTATATTCAAGTGTATTTAAATCTCGTGTAAATTCTTCTGCATTTTTACCCATGACTAATTTAACAGATCCATCTAAACTATTTACACCGCCAGCATAACCACTAGCAAATACAGTTGAGTTAATAGCTAACAAACGTCTTGCTTTTTCTGTAGCCTCCTGAATAGCATTGAGTTTCATTGTTTCATTTTGTGCGGCAATTTGTAAGTTTTGCATTCTATATTGTGATTGCATGGCTTTACCTTGTTGGTAAGCATTAATGCCTTGCAATAAAGATGACCCTGCTGATACAAGACCCATGTATGGTTTAACTGTATTATATACACCACCTAATACATCAAAAGCACTACCTAATCCGCCTAACAATCCTGCAGATTGAGTTGTAGCAATAAGTGGTGTAAATGATGTTAGTGATGAAGCAAAGGCTCCAGCTGACATAGTTGCGGCTGCGCCAGATAATAAACCACCTGCTGCTGGACCTGTAGATACTAATATAGAAGGTACAACTGTGCCTGCCGCTGTTGAAGCGGCTGCTGTTGTTGCTATTGGTGCTGCCCATCCCATATATTAAACTCCCTGATAAACCGATGCTTTATATTCTAAACCAAGTAATGTTAGCTTTAATGGTGCAGTTTGTGTTACTGTTATTTTAGCTTCATTACTATATCCAAGTATACCATGCAATACTTTTGTGCCTGTAAACTCTGGTACTTTCTTATCTAATGCTCCAGCACCTAAACTTCTAATAGGTACTAAATTTCCGTTAATAGCAAGATTTTGTGTTTCATATAAAATTGCATTAACCTCAACAATACGTTTTTTAAAACCAATGCGAGTTCCACCTCTAACCTCTGGCTCAATTGGCATGGTTACAATTTGAACATCAATAGGTAATCCAACTTCAGATGATGTAGTTGGTGGATTAACAAACGTTACAGCACTATCTGCTGTTTGATCTAATTCAACGTAACCATCAGAAATGACATTGACAGTTGCGCCATCAATATGTGACATATCTAGGCTAGTTGCCGTTGTGCCTTGTTTAGCAGAATCTGTTAAATAATTTTCATCAAATACCTCTACATAGTATTTATCTGTGCCATTATCATCACGTTTAACAATAATATAAATATCTGTAATATCTACACCTACATCAATATAAGATCCTACAGTAGTAAATTCAGATGGCGCAATAACATTTTGCGCACGTAACAATGAGAATGCAGCTATTGATCCATCATCCTCATTGACTATTAACAATAAATCATTTTCATCAGTAGCAAATGCACGCCTAATATCCATACGTTTTGGGCCTTTTAATAAATGACCTGACAACAAAGATATTTTAGAAGTAATATAAGTAAGCTGTGTGTCTGAGTATGCAATCTCAGATAATGCTTTACCTTGCCTTTGTACAAATAATATGCCAGATTCTAATGATTTAACTCGTATTCCTTCTCTTGCACCATTACGTGATGTTGATGAAAAGAAAAAGTCTGCTGGCGTAATAGGTGTTAATCCCTCTTGCGGAACATAAAACTCACCGCCCGTAGTAAATACTTGAAGATCACGACCACTAATAATATCAACGATAGCATTAAAAGTGTTAGTATCAAGAGTAGCTTCCACGGCATCATCATCGAGTCCTTCTACAGCTTCAAAATCAAAAAATAATCCAACTTTAGATCCCCATATAGTTGATGGTCTTGATTTAGACCCACCAAAAAATAAACGTCCTTGATGAAAAGTAACTGTACGAGGCCAACCTTTAGTCGCTGACCATACATTTTCATAACCAGTTTCTAATTCCCATTTCCCTGACGCAATAGCTGATGTACTAAAAAATGGAAACTCAGTTACAGCATTCACTACAGTTGAGCTAACATATTCAATAATTTTAGCTCGACCTTGTGGATCAGCATTAATGTACTGACCAACATGTCCACTATTAAATACACCTGCTGATGCAGTTAATGTAACTTTACCTGATACATCGCTAGGCGTTAATGTAGCTGCTGGATTACTTGTTGTTAATGTAAATGCATATTTGGGTATAGAATCAAAAGTAATATTAGAAATTGTCCAAGCACTATCAGATGCGCCACGTACGATTTTTACTGGAGCATAATCTTCATCAACAATAATTAATGTATCTGCTGATTGTGTAAAACACATATGGTTAAGATGTGAACCTGTTAAACCATAACCTGTTGTGTCTAAATAATCATTACCAGAACTATTAATGTTTGTAATAAGTTGCTTGTTTTTATATACATACATTCTGTTTGTTGTGAATGCTAGCATATAACTATCTGAAGTTGAAAATTCAAATGAAATTAAACGTGTGCCATTTGCTGGTGTGCCACCTAACTCATTAATAAATTTGCTGCCAGGTCTACGTGTTACGCCACCTTGTGGTTGACATATAACATTCTTGGCAGTTTCTAATGCATTTTGATACGCTTTAAGATCAACACGTGATCTAGCTAAAGGATCTAACTCTCCCGTTGTAAAGTTAGTTTGAACTGTTACGTATCTTGTCATTAATACCTCACATCAATGAGTGAGAAGTCTTGTATTGCGTTAGTTGGTTTTCCTTGTCCATCAATAGACATTGCAGTACGCATATAACCACCACGGCCATTATCTCCTGGAGTTCCTTCTGCAATATTGCGCCAATAATCTGATGTTTCTAATTGATCAGTAATAGGCATAGCTAAATGCCATGCAAGTTGATATTTAAGTAATTGAACAAAAAAGTGTGGTAATGAATACTCTGGTACATTATATTGATAGTCAATATACACAACTTCATAGTTTGTTAATATTTTTTGTCCATGAATAGTATAGTCACGTCTAGGATTTGCATATGTGCTATTTGTATCATAGATAGCACGTGGTCTACCTATAATGTCAGCAGGTAACTGATATTCATATTTATATTCATTAGTAGGTGTTGTAATCAGTCTTGCAAGTTGTACTTTTTTAAATGAAAAAGACCATGGATAACTAGCAATAGTTTTGATTTTAATGTCTGGGTAAAGTCGACTACAAATATTTGATTCGTCTGTTCCTTCTGTAAAAGACGAAATAGGATTAGCTCCTAAAAGTAATAATGAGTCAGAACATATTTTAATATCGGTATCACCAGTTGCCATTCATAATCTCCAAATGTGCAAATAGACGGGAGCATACACCCCCGTCATATTGCATTTTACTACTTAGTCAGCGTCAGCGACTGATAGTGCTGTACCATCAGATACGTCAACAACACCACTTGCATTAGAAAGCACAGTAACTAATGTTGATGTAGGAACAGAAGCGTCCCATACATGAATTAAGTCACCTACTTTTAATACTGTATGTGCATCATTGAAATAACCTGATGTATTAATATCAGCAAGCGCATCAGTACCTGGTGCTGTATAGCTCCACATCTGAGGAGCATTACCAGCTTTAGATTGACCACCGATAGGCTGGAGGTTGTCTTTTGAGTAAGCCATTTAATATCTCCTTATCTTAAGATTCACGACATGTGAGTTCAACAATACCTTCGGCATCGATTGCAACTGCTGTAGCAGAGAACATAGCATTCACAAGGAATGATGTTTTTTCTGGTACATAGTTGATCTCTGTCTTAGGACCAATACCTTCAGCATAGCCAACTGATGATTTGTGGAATGCAAATAATTGACGATCTAAAGAACCATCAATTGTTAAACCACCTTCAGCTCTATCACCTAGTACATGGAATTTGAAACCTAAGAAGGTATCAAGTTCGCCAGATACTAAAGCACGAACTGTGTTGTAGTCAGCAGATGTAACAGCTGTTTCTGAAAGCAATGCAGCTAAAGAGTTAGCATGGATAACCATATGACGATCCATTGGAGGAACGTTATTTTTATCCATAAGTTTTTTAGCTTCACGTAGTTTAGCTACGTTTAAGTTGGTGTCAGTACCACCAATATCATTAGAAACTGTTAATGAAGAAGAAGCTGCATCAAGTGCGCTAATAATCATTTGATCTTGTCTACGACCAATTGCATTAGCAACAACTTGTACAAGTTCTTGTCTTTCATCAAAGTTTACTTTTTGTTGCATGAAGATGTCGGAATATTCAGCTGCATTCCAATCTTCTAATGTTGCAGTTACTTGAGAGAAGTCAACGTTAAGTGGTGTTACGTCAGTTTGTGGAATACGTAATGTAGCCACGCCTTTACCCACTTTAGGAAACTTCACAGTTTGTCCCTCAACGCCACGTCTTTGTCTTACAGCACCAACTAATTGAGCTTTTGCTTGGTAAGCCTGTTTAACTTCGGCATCAAAGAGGGTAACAAAAGCATTAGATAAACCAATAGCCATGTTATATCTCCTTATAGAAATTAATAAAAATAAATTAATCGCTGTGGTATGCCAGAGAATCTGGGCCGATGCTTGCTATTTACGATAGCCAGACGACAAGAGTACTTGCGTTAAGGGTTGTATACAGAATAGATACAATAAGCCTTATCCAAGTTTTACCATAGGAAAAGGCTTATCGTCAACTATTTTAGATATATTATTAACTGAAGTTTTGAGCGAATGCTCTTTCTACTTTAGCTCGATAGGATGGATCTGTTTGATAGCGCTCATCTGCTACCATTTGATAGAGTTCATCTTTAGATGGCGCTCCATCAACAGGTGCAGTTTCTGTAGGTACACGGCCTTCATAAGCGCCACGTACTTTTTCTAAAGCAATAATGCCTTTAGCAGTACCCCCCATAATTTTGAATTCTTCAAAATCTTCATTAGACCATACGCCTTTTTGTACCAAACTAGCACCCCATTTAGCAATGCCATTAATACGTGCTTCTGCATTAGGCCCTAATGCTTTCATTTCTTGTTTGATATTAGTCTCTTGTTGTTGTTGATTAGCTTGTGTCATATCAACAACGTTACCAACTAAAGCATCAAAAGCGGCTTGGCTAACACCATATTCAGATGCCCAATTCATAACGTGTTGTCTGACTGGATCATCTTCGGGTGTGTTACCAAATGCAGCGGTATCATACTTGCCATCCGCTGGCGCTTTATGTTTACCTTGAGAGATTTGTTTACGCAAATCCATCCAAGATTTAGCAATACCTTCTAGATCAGGTTCTGCTTCTTCCCCTTTCCAAAAGTTTTCAGGCCACCAATCTGGTCGCTCTAAAGGTTCATCATCTTCCTGTGCTGTTAATTCAGCTGGATCACGATGATCTATTTCTACTGCTTGTGGGTTTTGTTCTGAGCTGGCTTCCTCAACGTCTGTTGTTGCATTATCGAGTAGGCCAGTCGACTCTTGAGTTTCCTCTTGAACACTAGGCTCGATTGTTTCTTCGCTCATTATAATTTCCTTGCTCTAATTAACCTCGCTTCTAAATCTCTGATTATACTATTTTGTCCTTCTCGGTAGTAAGCATAACTTGAGTCGCTACCTGGCAAGGCAACAGGTTGCTCTAATACAGCTTCTCGTAACCACTGCATTAATTTTTGTCCGTCCTCATCGCCCATAACACGCAATACTAAGCGATCTGTATCATCTCTTTGTTGTGTAACATCTCTTACGTCAAGCGGCAATGCTTGTTCTAGGTCATCCCATCCAGCCATAATTTATCCTTATTGTTGTGTAATGGCTTCTGCCATAGCAGGTGCAGTCTCAGGGTTTTGTTCAGCCATTTGCTGTGCTGCCGCCATTGCTTGTTGTTGAAGAATCATACGTTCTTCTGGAGTGGTGAGAACTTGCTGAGGTACAGCAAGCTTACTTGCAATAAGATTTAACATCTCATCTACTTTAATCATGGTTTGTCCTTGTGGACCAGAACCTTGTGCAATCTGTGCGAACTGTAGCATGTTCTGTACTTCTTCCATATTCTGTGCCATAGCTAATGGAGCCACAGGAGCAATCTTAATTTCTAGTCCATTCACTTTTAAAGGCAAATCAATCAAACCTTTTTTATCCATAACCTGTAATATTTTACTGACTAATGGAACCATGGTTTCATTAATTAAACGACCAAAAGCAGAGCCTAAGTTTTGTGATAATTCTTTCATGCGCTCTACAACTTCTGTAGCAGACCTTGCTGACATATTATCAGGTGGTAATGATTCATCTAATAAGATACGTTTAATATTTTGACGAAGATCATTCATGACAATATTAGATACATTAAAGTCCCCAGATCTAGGTAATGGTCTAAGAGACTCACCCTGTGGGCCACCATTACGTGCAACAGGAATAATAGCACCTGGCATAATCTTAACTGTATTTGGATTAAGTACACCATCATCGGCTGCGGTATATACACCACTAATCGCTAATGATGCATTCTTAAGAACTAACTCTAATGTTTTATTAAGTGTTTTTACATCAGGTAGTGCAGTAATGAGAGGACCACGACCATAAATCTCACCAGCTACTTTAGCGTAACGAGATACTACCCATGGGCTTTCCTCCATGCGTCTATAAACTAATTCTTGCTTAGAATCTTTATGTATAACATGGTAACAATAATCACCACGTTTTTGATCAAATACAGTAGCTTCAATTAATTCAACATCATCTGTAGGTTTTTGATCAATCTTTTGTTTTAACTCTTGTGGAATTTCTGCGTCAGGCCATTGTCTTTGAATTGCCTCACCCTTCATCCGTATACGTCTATAAACATTATCTACTTGGCCATCAGCCCCTTCTTCAAATGAAACTAAATATTGAGGCACTGCAATAAAGTTTATAGCGCTAACATCATCACCAGGTTGCACCATCATAACGGCTGTGCCTACACATAAGTCAAGCAAGAACTCACCAATAGCAATGTCAAAATTAGACTGCTTAAGTGCGTCAAACATTTTATCGTTATAAACATCTAATGCTGCTTGAGCTGCTTGCTTTTGTCCCATAGGAATATCAGCACCTGGTTCTAGTCGACACCACTTGCGTTGTGGAGGAAATATGCCTGATTGCATTCTGTTAGCAAAGCGTTGTGTTGAATTGATGGCTGTTGAATCAAACACACGATTCATTTTTTTATTACCGCCTACCTTGCCATCATAATGACCATCATATAGATTGCGTTGTGGCAAAGCAAACTCATAACATTCTTCATATAAGTTTCTGAAATCTTCTTTTTTACGTAATGCTATATCGTGTCTTTTTAGGACATCTTCAGCGCTTAATCTCATCATTGCTACCATAATTATGCCTTTTTGTTTTTGTTTGCAAAGTTACGTGCTGCTTCTTTACTACCAAAGCCCCATGCTTGGAGTGCTTTTTTTAATCGTGTTGGGCGACCTTTTTCATCTTTTAACGGCCCAGCCATGCCAGAAAAACGAGCAGCAAAAGATACACGGCGACCATCAGTGCCAGAGCTTTGCGGTGCTTTAAGATCCCCACCTTCTTTGTTTTCAAAGTATTTTCGCCCAGCTTCATTAAGACCTCCGTTAGGATTCTGATATTTTTTAGCAACCATTATTCATTCCAACTTAATATAATCTCAGTAGCATGAGCATTGTTCTGAGTATCTGCATTGGTTAATCTAAACAAGTAAGTCGTGAGTCCTTTTAATATTAAATTGTTACCACCAGCCTCACCTCCACCGCCTTTTTTACCAAGACCCCCTGTTAAAATTTCTTGCAATACTAAGGTTCCTAATGAAG